GCTAAATTAGAGGAGTTTATAAGAAATAAACTAATTAAGATATACTCCACCCGTGTAGTTAGCGAATTCAAAACATTTATTTGGAGTCATGGTAAGCCACAAGCTATGAAAGGTTATCATGATGATTTAATCATGGCTCTTGCTATTTGTTGTTGGGTCCGCGACACTGCGCTACAGGCAAACGCAAGAGAATTAAACTATCAAATGGCTTTTTCCAATGCAATCATAACATCAAAAACCACTATGAATACTCAAATTCAAGGGCAACATGGATATAAAAAAGGTGGAATGATGGACCAAATTAACGAAGCTAAATCTATGTATGAACAGTTTAATTGGATTATAAAGTGAGAAACTAAATGGCAAGAAGAAACTCAAGAAACCCAGCTAATCAACAGTCCGAACTTTTTAAGGCGCTAACAAGGCTCTTTTCCGGGCCAATAATTAATTATCGTTCTCAATCAGGACGACGTATCCGCCGTCAACATCTAGACAAGTTTGGCTCTCGTTTTAAGTCTGCTTCCGGACAACAGTTTAAGAAATCTGTTTATAACCCATTAGACGTTATTTCAACAGATGCAGTTGCTAGTCAGCGTCGTTCGGAACGTTATGTTGATTTTGATCAGATGGAATATACTCCGGAAATTGCATCTACATTAGATATCTATGCTGATGAGATGACAACTTATTCAGAGCTTCGCCCGATGCTTAATATTAAATGCTCGAACGAAGAAATTAAGGCAGTGTTGACTATTCTCTTTGATCAAGTTCTAAACCTTAAATATAATCTTTTTGGTTGGTCACGCACCATGTGTAAGTATGGTGACTTCTTTTTGTATCTTGATATTGATGACAAGTACGGAGTAAAGTCCGTTGTTGCCCTTCCTCCGATGGAAATTGAAAGATTGGAAGGAAAAGACACAACAAATCCAAACTATCTCCAGTATCAGTGGAACTCAGCTGGTATGACTTTTGAAAACTGGCAGATTTGCCATTTCCGTATTTTGGGAAATGATAAGTATATTCCATATGGATCTTCTATTTTAGAGCCTGCTCGTCGTATTTGGCGCCAACTTACACTTATGGAAGACTCTATGATGGCCTATCGTGTTGTTCGTTCTTCTGAGCGACGCGTATTCAAGATCGATGTTGGTGCTATCCCCCCGCAGGATGTTGAGCAGTACATGGAGAAAATTGTTACGCAGTTGAAGCGTCATTCAGTTGTTGATCCAAATACGGGACAGATTGATCTTCGATATAACCCAATGTCTATTGAAGAGGATTACTTTATTCCTGTTCGTGCTGGTTCCGTTACAGATATTCAGTCTCTTGCAGGCGCCCAAAATATTACAGCTATTGATGATATTAAATATCTTCGTGACAAATTGTTTTCTGCACTCAAGATTCCACAGGCTTATTTGGCTATGGGTGATGGTGCCGCAGAAGACAAGACAACATTGGCGCAAAAAGACATTCGTTTTGCAAGAACCATTCAAAGACTACAAAGAGTTATTATTTCAGAGCTTACAAAGATTGGAATCATCCATCTTTATACTTTAGGTTTCCGTGGTGATGATCTCTTAAACTTCTCGCTCTCTCTCAATAACCCATCTAAGATTGCCGAACTTCAAGAGATTGAGCACTGGAAGCAGAAGTTTGACATCGCAGCCTCCGCTACAGAAGGGTTCTTCTCTCGTCGCTGGGTTACAGAGCACATCTTTGGAATGTCCAATGAAGAGTTTATACGCAACCAGCGCGAGATGTATTATGATCGTAAGCACGATGCTGCGCTTCAGGGTGTTGCTGAAGCTGCTGCAGCCGGCGGAGGAGCTGAAGCTCTTGGTGGTGATTTAGGCGCAGCCCTTGGCGATGACTTGGGTGCTGATTTGGGTGCAGAGCCAGGTGGCCCTGCAGAGATTGAGCCAGCAGAGTTAGCACCGGAAGCACCAGGAGAGGCTCCAGCAGCAGGTGGTGATGAAGGTGGCGATGAGTCTCCATTATTAGCAGTGCCTCCCGGCTCCCGTGACGCTCCAAGAATTCACGGAGGACCAAACAGCAAGGGTAAGAAAATCTATTACCCTAAGCGAGATGACAGGCGCTCTGGTGGTGGTCCACGTAGTAGGTCCATGAAGGCCGCTGGAGGAGCACAGAAGGCAAGCTCTGGGGTTCGAAACACACTTCCAGGCTCCGAGATTAACACGCTTGCAAATCCAATTGGTGCCAATGTAGGTATTTATGAGCAGGAAGAATCTACTTATACAATAAGAGAGCATAGTGAAGAGACTCGTTTGTTCGAGATTGATAGTTCATTGCGTGTACTCTTGGAAGGTTTAGGAACCAAAGAAGAGACTTTAACGGAGCGAAAGAATGAAAATTAGACATAATAAAAAGCGCAATACTGCTTTTGTTTATGAAGCATTGATAAGAGAGGCAACGGCAGCTTTTTTAAAGGAAGATATTGATAGAAGAGATAAAGCCATCTCAATTATTAAAAAACACTTCCACTCTAAAAGTTTATTAAGACAAGATCTTGAGTGCTACATATCTCTTTATGAAAATCAAAGTCTTGATGAAAACACATCACAAAAAATCATTACAGAGTCTCGCAGGCAAAAGATGATGATTGATACAACTGGCTTGTTTAAGCAGCAGACCGAGTTGATCCACGATATCAATAAAGAACTTACCCCAGAGGTTTTCAATAACTTTGTTCCAAACTATAAGGCTCTCGCAACAATTGACCAGATGTTCTCTGTGAAGACTTCTCCGAAAAATAGAGTCATCCTTGAAGGCGAGATTTTGAAAGGCATGTCCGCGACAGTACAAAATGTGGAGACTCCTGCTATTGATAATGTCACCTTTAGAACTTTTGTTAGTAAATTTAACGATAAGTATGAGAATGGACTTCTCCAAGAGCAGAAAGATCTTCTTACAAGATACATCACATCTTTTTCTGATAATAGTTTAGAACTAAAAATGTATCTTAACACAGAGATTGGCCGCCTTAAAACAAAACTCGCAGAGGCAATTAATGTTAGCGAGATTAGTAATGACAATGATATGATTCAGAAAACAAATCAAATTGTTGAAAAGTTAAATTCTTTTGCTAAATCAGATGTTAACGAAAATGTATTAATGACTGTTCTTAGGACACAATCATTAGTTGAGGAAATTTATAATGGCGATAACAATTAGAGTTGGCAACAAAGCTAACAGAAAATTAGTCACCCTTGAAATGGATATCCGAAAGAGTCTTTCGGGTGATCTCATGATTTTTGATCATGGCGATATTGATATTATTCTTTCGTCTGCACAAAATAAAGTTATTGCTTTTCCAAAGGAAGTTATTTCCGATTATGTTTATGGTGCCCAAAACAGACTTTTTGCTCATTTAAAGAAAAAAGGAATTGTTGTCGCTGAATCAATTCAGGCCGGCTCTTTCTTTGGTTCTTTTGAAGCAACAATGCAAACCCCAAAAAACCAGGATACTAGTGCCGCAAAGCTTGCGTTGGTTAACATAGCACAGTTTATTACAGAAGAGCGTCCTTATTTTGAGCATACTGAGGCGATTATCTCCATGTCAGATGATGAGTATATCGATCCAGACAAGACAGACTCTACAGAGTTGGGAGAAGTGCCACAGGCTGTTAAGCAAGGCTCTTTACGCAAGGGCTATATTAGAGATCCGTATGCGAGTAATTATCTTTACACTCTTGAGTAAGAGGAAGAAATGGAACTTTTAATTTTTGTTTTGGCAGCTTATGGGCTTACACAGATTCTTGTGTATAGCGACATGCCATTAATAAAAAGACTTAGACCTGAGAAAGAAAGTTTGCGTGGTTATGGCAAGCTTTTTCATTGTCCAATGTGTATGGGTTTTCATGTTGGTTGGTTTTTAGTTTTACTTTCTCC